AACGGGTTGGCGGTAAAATTATTGAGCTTCCAGCCGGCCTGTTCGATCACGTCGCCCATGCGATCGACGGACTCGTCGGACATGATGAACTCGTACGGGTCATCATCCGCCGCGATAGCGAGCGCCTTATGCAGAACGTCCATTTGGTAGCCTTTCGTCAGGCGATCATTGCGGAGACATCGAAGGTGTCCGTCGGCATCGCGTGCAGCACACCGATGGCCATACAGATCGCGACTGCAGGATCGATTTTGTTGACCGCCCGCGCCTTGGACAGCCACTTATTGTCCCAGCGATCTTCGTCGGTGACCGCCGACATCATGGCTGAGATCAGGACCGGATTTCGTTTGAAGCGGATGCGTCGTTCAAGAATGCATTCTTCCAGGATCCGCAGCGAGCCAGGCATCCAAAGCCCTTCGGGCTCGCGGCCCTCTGCTTCGGCGGTCCGCTTCATGCTTTCCGCCGGCTTGCCCTTTTTCGTGCCCCCTTGGGGATGCTCGACAAATTCCAGGGCCAGCCCGAGTTTCTGACACTCCTCCTCAAAGCGGCGGAAGGCGTAGCGATCGTATCCGATCAGCCCGACGTCGAAATTGGTGCTGTCGTCCGCGATCGATTGCGCGACGTGGTCGAAGCGTATGCTCTCGCCCTTCGGCGCAGAAAGGTGGCCCTCTCGAACCCAGACATCATAGGGGGCTTTGTCGCGTTCGGCGCGCACCCTCAATGTGTCGCCTGGCGTCCAAGCCTCAATCCAGCAATCGAACGTCGGCTTCTCGACCACCTTCACGACGCCGTCGACCTTGACCTCGACACCGACGACGCCGGTTTGCACGATCGACGCTTTCGCCGTTAGATCGCGCACCTGGGAAAGATCGAGGCCTTGGCCGATGCGCTTCCCGTAATGTTCGGCGGGGTCGAAATCGGCCAGGCAGGGCTCCAGCGCCTCGCGCGTCATCCAGGCGGTATCCGCATCGGTCCACTGGCAGAAGTGAAGCCGCATGATGCCGTTGCGCTTGCCCGGCATCAGCCGCGCTTGCTCAACGACGCCAGCTAGATATTCCTCCGTGATTGTCACGCCGAGAAGCGGATTTGCCTTTGGCCAGCAGCTTTTGTCGGCGAGGGGGTCGTCGCCGGGATCGAGGCCGCACACGAAGCTGAACGTGGAATCGTCCAGAGGTTCGCCGATATAAGCCGGGTCATCGTCCTTCGCATCGCGGTTGCCGGCCGCGACCTTGATCGCGTGTTCGTGCTCCTCCCAGCAGATGCTGTTCCGGTCCGATCCGCTGTTGGTGATCATGAAGAGGAGAGGCTGCCGGCGGAATTTGAAGCCGCGCTCCAGCATCTCCATGACGCCGCGGTCCGGGTGCTCGTGCACCTCGTCGCAGAGTGCGAAATGGGGGCGGGGGCCTGACCCCGTCTTTTTTGCCTCCCGGCTGATCGGTCGAAAGAACGAATTATTCGGCAGGTATGCCAGGTTGAACTCGCGGCCGACGCCGCCGCTGCGCTTCACCCGCTTGTCGAGGTCGGGGGACTTGTCCACCATGTTGACCGCGTCGCGAAAAAGGATGCTGGCTTGATCCTTGGTCGCACCCGCCGCGTAAATCTGGGCGCCGGCCTCGCCATCGGCCATCATGCCATAGAGACCCACGCCGCCGGCGACCGGCGATTTCCCGTTCCCCTTGCCCTGCTCGATATAGGATCGGCGGAAGCGGCGGGTGCCGTCCGCCTTCTTCCAGCCGAACAACGACCCCACGATGAAGGCTTGGCTCTCGTGTAGGACAAGGGGCTTACCCTCGAACTGACCTTCACTCAGCTTCAGCTTCGTCTCGAAGAACCGCATCGCACGCGCTGCGGCCTCGGGGTCGTAAACGATGCCGCGTTTCTTGCCTTGGGCGATGTCGTCCAGGTGCCGCCGGCAAGCATTGCGAACGTGGGGCCCGGCGATGACTTTGCCGGCGAGCACGCGGCGCGCGAAGCGCTCGACTCGATCGGTCGGCTCAGTCGTCGAAGAACTCGTCTTTCTTTTCCTTGGGCTGGTCGCCGCGGTTGCGCTCATCGGTTAGCCCCAGCTCACTCATGTACGCGCGGAGCTGACCGTGTTTGCTGGCGGGAAATCTGATCGGCGACGATCTGAACTCGGCCCACAATTCGCAGAAGGCGATCGCGGCAGGCTCTCGCGAAGCGTCGAGCCAGCCCGCCGGGTCGATGTAACGCTTCCACGCCTGCGCAGCGGCCGCCTTGAGATAGGTCGGCTTTTCCAGCTTTCCGAAGGTTTCGGCTGACGCTTCCGCCTTTTCGACGGAATCGGCCAGTTTTCCGTGTCGCGTCGTGTTATGCGTCCCGTCGACTAGCCGAAGTTTTATCGGCTTAGGCCTCGCTCCTCGCGTTGCCATAATACTCTCCGATACTTCAGACTTACTATCGTACTACTTTGTGCTCCTGCAAGTAATGCGAAGTAATCAGCTAAGTATATCGTTGCAGATTGGGCCGGCCGGGGCATCAATGTGCAAATGCGTGAATTTTGGGCGGTGGTCGGTCCCACGGCCGAAGGCGCCTGAATTCTGACTCGCCCCCCCCGGTTGCTTGCCGGTCAGGCCTCCCTGGGCCACCCGTCGGCGCCGATTTGGACCGTCTGCCTAGGGGCAGGGCGGCCCTGCGCGCGCGCTGCCTCTGCGGCAGTTTTCGCGGACGAGCACGGATCGCATAAACCCTGATAGTTCTCGCGGTCGTCGGTGCCGCCTTCTGCCTTCGGTATGATGTGGTCGGCGATCGTCGTCGCGGTCACTCGATCCCGCTTAAGGCATTCCCTGCAGAGCGGCTCCTCAATCAGGATGCGTTTGCGCATCCGCTCATGGGCGCGCCCATAGCCACGCTCCTGTCTGCTGCGCGTACGATCCCATGTCACGCTTGGCGCAACACCCCGATGTCGAAGCCGCCATCGAGGACGAGCACGGGCACACCCGGCAACGTCTCGGCGATATGCCCACGGATCCAACTGACCATCTCGCCCGTCAATTGCCGGTCCGCTTTGAGAACGAGCGTGTCGCCTGGCTCCATGGTGAGCACGGACATAGCCTCGATAAAGTCGATCTTGTCGGCCATCTCAGGCTCCTGCTCTTGTCCGGGTCTACGGTCGCCCACGCACTGCGGCGCGCGCAGCCTGGCAGATGCGCTCGACCTCATCGATACGCCGCTCGGCGAACGACACCGATCGCGCAGGCTCACGATAATCGAACGCCACCCGATGCAGGTCGCCTGCTAGGCGCTCAAGCTGATCAGCGGTGGCGGGTGCTGGCATCGTATCCCCCGATACGAAGAAGGGCGGCCCCGAAGGACCGCCCTGCTGAAGTGGTGACTATGACCACTGACAATGTTTATGCCGTTGCGACTGGTGCAATGCAATCATTCTTTTGATCCTAAGCGCTCGAATAAAGTCTCCTGCCTCGCAGGGGTGACATCCGCTACAACGCGCCAGCTTCGGAAGCCGAGCCTGGGCGGTCTGCCTGCAGTCCCTTTGAGATGCGCGGTGTCAACACGGCTAGGCGCGTCGCCCAGTACTGTGATCCCAATGTAATCTTCGGCAGCCAGAAGGTCGCCGGGTTCGCGGCGCTCTTCAGCCGGATCGAAGGCTGTGCGCGGATCCACCTCAATTCGCCAATCGCTGACTGCCGCCGCTCGTGTGGGCTGCCCATAGGAGCGCGGGTATGCATCAAACTGCCCGTCGAGCATTATCACCTGCGGGTCTGATTTCCCCTCTATGATACCGACAAACATCGGCGGTCCCGATGACAGCGGCATCGCGAATGCGCCAGGCGCTGTATCTGCTACCAGCGCTGACGACATTCTTTCCGGTGGCACAAAGTATGGCATGCCCGTCTCCTTACAGCCTTTTCCACATTGCGATCAGATCGGCGACGAAGCAGACGGTTATCCTCGCCGATGTCGCCGCGCCCGTCGTGTCCCTCGCCATCTTCGAGCCTGCCACGCCCGCTGGCTCGTCAAAGCGGCACACATTCTCAAAGACGTTCCAATAGGCGGCGGGGATGCGCTCTTTGAACCAAGCCAGCTGATCAAGCGCATCCTGCTGAGCCATGCCCGAAGACGGCTGCTGGCCCACAACCTTGAGCAGATCCATAACCAGCCCACGCTCGCGCCCCGCTCGATCCCACAACCGGAAGCAATACTCGACAGCGGCTATCTGGGTTTCAGACAAAAGGCCGGCGTTCTTCCAGCGGGCAAACGGTGTCCCGCCGCGGTTGATCGACGCCTTGTTCCCTTCGCGGACATAGTCGCCGTGCTGGCGGGCGAAGGCGTTGACCTGCTCGTCGTTCGCCACGCGATCGATCGCCGCGCCCAGTTTGGCGCGCTTTGCTTTCCTCTTTTCTGTCTTCGTCGCCATGGTGTCAGCCCGCCCGCTCAGTGTGAGAACATATAGAGAATGTGTGGTTGCGTCACGTGCCGGCGGAATGCACGCCGATGAAGGACATGCTATTTTCGTCGCAGTATCGCATGAAGGCCGACACGTGCAGTTCGCCGGGCTCCATGGCGATGCTCGTCCCGATCGTGCCGCCCTTCCACGAGCCTTTGCGCCGGCCGGTCTCGCCCGAGAAGCGGATGTCGAGCGAGCGCCGGATCTTCGGCTGACGGAACAAGGACAACCATTTGAACCGGCCTTCGCCGAGGCGCCATTCGCGTTCCTCGATACGCGTCTTGGCCGTCAGTACCTCGCCATCAAAATCCCTGAACGACAGCTCCGCGCATGGGACGGCGTCGGCTATTGCCTGTTCTTCTTCGAACCGGGCAAAGCGATCGGATGTCGGCATCCCCTTCCACGGGCGGTCGCGTATCGTAGCGACGTGCTCGCCGGCCAGACCATAGAAGCTGCGGCGGACATGCCGCCACGAGCGCCACGGGAGGAAATAGCCCCAGCGCTTCTCTGTTCTGCTGTCATTCGTGGCCCGACCGTAGTGGACGCTCAGGTGCCCTTCCGACACCATGAAGCCGAATTCCCGGCGGTTATAATCCCAGTATCCGGACCCAGGTCCGCGTGACCATTCGTAATGCGAGGTATCGACCCAGCGCTTGTCCGGCTTGATCAGCCAGGCCGGCAGCGCGAGGATCAAAGTATGACCGAACGCACTCATGCGTAGCGTGGTCAGACGTCCCTCATCAAAATCCGCATCGGCGCCTTTCCCGCTCGCCAGTATGATCGCAATCGGTTTCCACCGGTGATCGCGGGCATAGGTCAGGGGCCCCAAATAACGGTCATTGTCGCTCCAACGGACTGCTCTCATGGCCTTGCTCCTTGTAAAACGAGGGGGTGTTTCGTCATCGACTGGTCCGAGATACGGCGCTGCCGCCGGTGGGCGGCTTGAGCGGCTGTGCTTGCTCGAAATAATGCCCATCGGGGCCGCACCTATTCAGCCTGAACAGGATCGCCCGCGCTCTTTCCGACGCGCAGGTCGGGTAAGGTCGGACGCTTCGCCATCCTCTGACCGGGTCGAACGCCTCTTCGTGAGCGCGGGCGCAAACGGGCTCCCTGCCGTTGATGAGGGCCCGGCAGTGCTGACAATGAAAACAAACGGGCGGCGTCATGCTGCATCCCTCGACGCCGTTCCCGCGCGGCGCGCGTCGCGCTGGGCGAATATCTGTGCGATCGTCAGACCTGAGACATCGGCCACCGGCGCGCTGTCCTGCGCCGTCGTGTTGATGCCGATCTCGCGCGCGACCTCCGCAATCTCGGCGGTGGTGGGATCACGCGGCGGGCCGGAATGCCGCACGACCGACGGTACCGGCGACGCGCGCAGCCCATGCTCGGCGATAATCGCCGAGGCCTCTTCGGGGGAAATGTAAGTCTCGGCTTCGGCCGGCATACTGTTCGCGAGGGCGACCAAGGCGTTGACCTGGGCAAGCGTTCGCTTCCGAGCGTCCCACAGCGGCTGCACGGTTGCGAATATAGCGGGCATGATCTTCGCCGGATGATCGGCGGTCCGGCGCGCGGCGTTGCATCCGATCTCCAGCAGGTCCGCCGGTATGCCGCTCAGCGTCTCGGCTGCCGTCGCCAGCCACGCCCGTTGATCCTCTCGGGACATCCCAACGCCGGCGACCAGCGTGAGCGTCGGCGCCACGGTCCGCTTGAAGTCCGCGCCCAGCGCTGGCGCCAGCCGCGCCCTTGCCTCGCCAAGCGCGGCCGGGAGCAACTCGGCCACGGCTGGCGTCAGTAGCGAGCGCGCTTGCTCGACATCGGCGTCAATGCACCGGGCCGCCGCCGAAGACGTCGTCTGCCGCAGCGCCAGTGCGCCCTCCTGGGTGGTAATCGCGCGACCCTCGCGGATCGCTACGGCGGTTGAGGCTTCGGTCATAACTGCCCTCGATCAACTTGGTGAAACTGCTGGCCTGGAGAAGGAAATCGAAATCTGCCCGCCACCCGTCGCGACCATCGCCGCGGCAGAAGGAGGATCGCTCGATTGCAGCGATCGCTTCGGTGAATGCGTCCGGCCCATGCTCGGCAAGGCGAGCCCGAAGGCGCTTGCGGCGCTCGGGTGTGAGGCTCTTGGCGGTGGCGAGGCCGGTACGTGCCGCCATCGCATTCCAGCGCTCGACCGACGTCGAGAGCATCAGGGCTTCCCGGGCCTCGGCGATCAGGGCCAGCATGGTGCCCATGGCGAGACGGTTTGCGATCAGCTTGGCGTGGACCGAAACCGAAATCGGATCGGCCTCACATGCGCCCGCGATACACACACTCGGGGTGGGTTTAATTTCTTTGAAGGGGGTCTGGGGGAAGCTTTCTTTATCAAGGGCGGGGGCGGCTTCTTCGTCACGCTCCGTAACGCCTCGTAACGCGTTACTTGCGTTACGCTCACGGAAACGCGCCTGCCTTTCGGCGTTGCCGGCGCGCTTCTTCGCTCGCCTCTCCTCCTCAGTGGCGGCCGCTGCCTCAATGACAGCCAGCAGCATCTCAGGAGTCGCCCCCTGAGCCACCAGAACGCGGAAGATGGCGGGATCAAGCGTCAAGCAGCCGTCCCCCGGCGCAAGCGCGCCCGCTCACGCTCCCGCCTCGTCTCCCACCCCCGCAACGACGCGCGCGAGTGAGGGGTGACAGGTTTTGTCACCCTTCGGGCTCGCTTGCGAAGCCACAGGTTTAGCTCGGTGCGGATGCGCCAGCGGAGGTAGGAGAAGAGGCGGGGCATCAGAACGGCACGTCGTCGTAAGATCCGACCGCGTTGAGCGACGGCCCCCGCCGCCGCGCGCGCGGCACGGGCTGATATTGAGGCTGCTCTTCAACCAGGACGGTTTCGCCCTCCGTTATCCGATCGAGGTAGCCCAGCGCGCGCTGAAGGCGAAGCTCCAGCGTGTCCGCGCGGCCGCGATGAGCATCGCGTTCTCGCTCCAGCTTCGACGCGTGATCCTTCCAGCTTCGCGCCTCGATAAGAGCGTCCCCCGCGATCTTGGCGGACTGGTCGGCGCGGGCCACCGCTTCGGCGATCTGGTGCCGGAGGTCGGCGATCTGCCGCGCGAAGCCCTTCGGCTTTTCTGCTGCACCCTCCATCAGAACAGCCCCAGCTGCTCGCCGTAGGTCTCCAAGAGAGCCTGGCGTTCGTCTCGAGCGTTCTTCTCCATCTTCCGCAGACGGATGCACTCGCGCATGATGCGCGGATCATAGCCGGCCGACTTTGCCTCCGCGAACACGTCGCGAATGTCGTCTTGCATCCCCTTTTTTTCCTCGATCAGCCGTTCCGCGCGCTCAATGAAGAGCCGCAGGCTGTCGTTCGCGATGTCGGTCATCGGCTCTTCGCTCCCTTGGTAAAATCGTGGTCCGAGCCGACGAGGAACATCTCGTCTCCGCACTCAGGACAGGTGGGGGTGGTGCCCACAGGGGCACGGTGGCCGCAGATGCAGGCCAGTTCGGGAGTGCGGGCCGTCATGCTGCCTGCACCTCGGCAAACATGCCTGCCGCAGCGCGCACGCGACGTTCGGCCAGGGCAGCATATTCCGGGGACAGCTCGCACCCGATCGCGTTGAACTGCTCGGCATCGGCCGCGATCAATGTGGATCCGGACCCGGCAAACGGGTCGAGCACGGTGCCGCCCTTTGGCGTGACCAGCCGGCATAGCCACCGCATCAGATCTACCGGCTTCACGGTCGGATGCGCGTTATCCTCGCCCCGATCGGCTTTCGACGCCTTGGCACTGTAGAAGAAGCGCGCGGCAGAGCCGGTGTCTGTGAAGCCGGAAACGACCGAAGCGTCGGCCCGTACGGAGCCCCATGACATGGGATTGGGTGAGGTCCCTCCCTTTACTCCAGCGGTTGAGGCAGTCTCGGGAAATGCCGCGACAACCTCATCGCTGCCGTCGTGGACGATGTTGGCGGGCCAGCGGCCAAGAGCGTCACCACCCCTTGGGCCCGGCGTGGCCGCAAAGTCAGTAGAGCCGGCCTCGTTGTAGCGCCTGCCGGCCGATGCCTCGCCGTTCCGGCCGCGCGACACGCCAGGCTCGTGACGGCATGGAATTACGCCACTGCCTTCGCGCAACGCTTCTCCATGCTGTATGCGGCAGGGCCCGATATGAATGGCGCCGGTGCCATGGGCCGCCATATTGGCCGCTACTGTTCCGACGATCGGCTTCCGCGCGAAGCAAATAGGCTCCCACGCTGGCTTGAGCGCAGTGCCCCAGCCTTCGTGCTGACCGTCGAGGTTGTGCGATTTCGGGAAGCCCGACCCGTAAATCCATGCGAGCTGGTCGCGAATTTCAAAGCCCGCGTCCTCGATTGCGCAGACCATGCGGTGATACGTGCGGGTACCGGAGAAGGCGACGAGATGGGCGCCGGGCTTGAGGACGCGATAGACTTCTGCCCAGGTCTCCGGATCGAACGCGACGTCGCCGCCGTCCCACGTCTGCCCCATGAAACCTTTGCTGGCGCGGGCATACGCCCCAGTCTTGCCGGCTTTGGCCGGAGCGGCGTTGGCCGCGCCGAAGCGCTTGACGATCGATGTCAGGTGATACGGAGGATCGGTGGCGCAACTGTCGATCGAGCCGTCGGGCAATTCCCGCAGGCGCGCGCGCATGTCGCCGATGAGGATGCGAACGGTCATATCCGAGCCCACGCGCGAGGATCGAAGCCCTTGGCCTCGGCCATCGCCAGCATCTCGGCCTCGGTCACGGCGCCCTTGCCGTTGATGTACCAGAGACCTCTGCCACGGTTCGGGAACTTGGCGCGCTCGTGCGCAGGGAGGATGTCGCAACGAAAGACGATGCGAGTCCGCCGAAGATGTTGCGCCGCCTGGCCTGCCAGCGTCGCGTCGGCTTGAGCCGGCCGGATCTGCGGCGGGCCTGACTTAGCCCGCGCAAGGCCGGGCCTCGGCGCGACGCCTTCGTCAGCGCACCACCGACGCACCAGCGTCTTGCTGGCGCCGTAATATTCCTTCAGCTGCGCCACCGTCATCGTCGGGGCGATCGCGGCGAACCGATCGGGTGTGTCGCGGCGGTTGGCGACCGGCGCGGGGGCGGAGGTCAGCCCTGTCCGCCGGCACCACTTCGCCACCAGCGTTTGCGACACGCCATAATGCTCCGCCAGGGCCGAACGCCATTTGACGCGGCATTGGGCAGCAAAGTCGGCGGGGACCGGAGTGAAGCGCGGCGGGTAAACTTGGGCGACGCCCGCTTCCGCGTACCAGCGCTCAATCGCCGGGATGCCGGTGTGATAGTGCTTGCGCAGCTCGTGAATGCCCATCGTGGCGGCGCGCGCGGCGAAGTCCGACGGCATCGGGCGGTTAAGAGCCCGACCGTTCATGTCGCGCAAAATCTCAGTCGCGGAATCGCGTAAAGCGTCCGCGTCCATGTGGACGGTCATCTTTGCACTCCCCGCCGGATCGGCCGGCTTAGTTGGTCCTCAGTTTTCCCCGACCGCGCGAAGCTGCGTGGAAGGGGGATCAAGCTTTTGGCGACGTGTCCGCAGGGCCATCAGGCCCGCGATCGTCTCGTCGAGGTCGGCGCTGCCAATGCCCCGCAGCTCGTCGTCATCGACGACGCCGTCATTGAGCAGGGCCAGCGAAAGGAGGTGCGCGAGGTGCAGCAGCTTGGCCAACCTCTCGTTGTCGGACATGTCCGCGCTGTCGAGCGGGCCGATTTGCTTACCGATCATCGCCATCACGCGACCGGCGAAGCGCCCGTTCCACTCCCGGCAACCGAGCAGGAAGGCCGACACCGGCATTTCGCTGATGCCCTTGGCATAGTCCGCAGCGCGATCGTCCGACTTGCCCAGGACGCGACCGACATCGAGCCAGGTCAGCCCATCTTCCTCGCGGATCGTCTTAAGATCCTCGCCAAGGGCGTCGAGCGCGTCAGAAACGGAGAAGGACCGGCGCTTGCCGTGGATTTGCGGGGCGCTCATTGCGTATCGGCTCCGGAATGATGATGCGGTGCAACAAAGTGTTTGATCGGACAGCCGATGCGGTCGCAGGTGCGAGCGGTCGGGTGCGCCGGGTCACACTGGCAATTCGGACAGCGGGCGACGCGGAGCGGGACGCGCAACACAGACAGACCGATGGCGTGGTTCAGCCAAGGCTGGGCGGCGACGGTCATGCCGGCTGCCACGCAGAATATGAGGGGACCGCAGGGGGTAGTGCGGTCCCCAGATCACGACCGCCTTTAGGGGAGGAACGGGCGTGATCGTTCGAATGGGATGCAGCTTCGCGCGCGTCCTCGCGGCGGCGAAGCTCACAGGCGGCGCAGGCGCACATCATGCTGCCGCCCGATCTATGTTGGTCCATGCCTGCATCGGCACGGCGCCTGCCGTCGCGCGCTCGATCGCGGCGGCCACGTCCAAGGTGGGCCGGACGATGCCGCGGCGGAGCTTGTTGACCATGCTCCGGTCACGTTCGATTATCAGCGCGAAGTCAGCGTCTTTGACTTCCTCGCGGGTCATGTAGGCGTCCAGCGGCGTGCTCATGGGTCAACAATGTGCAGAATATGCACATTCGTCAAGCTTTTTGTGTGCAGACTATGCTCACGACATGACGGTGCACGCCGTGCACAACGCGCGCATGGATTTGGACTGGTTTAAAGATCGCAAGCGTGAGCTGAAGCTGACCGACGCCGTGATAGCGGAGGCCATCGGCCGGGATCGCTCGATCGTGAACAAGCTGCTCAGCGGGCGGCTCCCGTTCGACGTTAAATATGCGTCGGGGTTGTCGAAGGCTCTAAAGGTGGACCGGGCAACAATCCTCCACCGGGCCGGAATAACCGACGAACCGGCGGGCCGCGCGCCTGATCTGCCGGCGTCTCGCTCGATCGATGCCGGTGAAACTGCCGATATCGTCAAGCTCGACCTGTCGTTGCCCATGGGGCCCGGCGCGACGGTTGATGACTTCGTGGAGAGCGAAGCT